GAGATAAGCGCCGTCGCTGTCCTTAACCTTGCGCGTAGCCGTCAGCGTAGCGCGGTTCATGAACCACGTTGCGTTGGCGCGATACTGGGCCTTGAGGCCATAGAGCGCATTGATAAGAACGTCGCCACCGTTCGGAGCCGCCGCATAAGCGCCAGACGAACCCGTGGGGAACTGCTCAATGGTGCCGGGAAGCGTCGTGCCAGACGAGTACGTCAGGAAGCCGCGCGGCTTGTTAGAGCCGTTGCCGACAACGAAGGCATTAGCCTCGTCACGGGCAAACTTCTCGGCAACCTTGGACGCAAGCCACGCTTCCATGTTGATGGAAGCATCGTCCAGAAGCTTCTGCGTAGCCTTCGGCTTCGCGTAAAGCTCGTGAACCGGAATGCGCCACTTGCCAAGCTGCGGCGTGTTCGTCTCAGTGCGGCTGTCCGTCTCGCCAACCCAGCCAGACGAAGCTTCTTCAAGATCGAACAGACCTTCCAGCGCGTCAGACGAGATCACCTGAATGCTCGCATAAGCGCGCATCGGGGAGGTCTCGAAGACCTTCATGACGATCCGGCCCGACAGGTCCGGATTCACCACGTAGCCGCCATCGGGATCGGTGCCGACCGAAAGAGCCTTGCGCTCATCCGGAGACATGACTTCTTCACCCTTGCGGAGGAAGCGGTCGAAAGCAGCCTTGTAGGCGTCCATGCCGTTAGCATCGAAGGACGGCACCGTCTCGCCACGGCGACGAGCGAGCATACCGGCCCATTCAGCAGCCTTGGCGTCGAGGTCGATCTTGTCGCCCTTCTCGTCCGTCACAACGCGCGACTGACGCTTGACCGCGAGAGCGGCTTCGTCAGCGATAGCCTGCGCCTTGTTGAGATCGGCTTCGATGCGCGCGACCTTCTCCTCAAGGAGCGGATCGGCAGCGCCCTTCTTCTCGATTTCCGCGAGACGGGCATCGTTCGCGCGCTTGAACTCCTCAAACGCGACATTCACAGTCTTGATGGCATCCACTGCCTGCTTGATTTCGTCAGCCATTGAACTTTTCCTTGAGTTGGCGAACGTGAGACATGAGATCGGCCAGAGCCGTCCCGGTTTCAGGTTCCGCTTTCACATCGTCCCGATGGTCCGCAAACCCTTTAAAGCCCTCAGCCGCGATGGCCTTGGCTTCATTCTGAGAAAAGCCAGCGTCCCGCAAAGCCTTCTCAAACTCTCGAATGGTCTTGATCGACTTGACCGCCGTCACCTTGGCGTCAGGCAACATGGGGAAGGTGACAAGGCTGATCTCGTAAAGATCGACCTCGGTCAGCTTACGCACGCGGCCATCGGCCTCCGGCACTGCCTCGATGGTGCGGTAGCCGATGCTCATGCTGTCGATTGCGCCAGCACGCAGCAGAGCCATAGCCTCGCGGCCCTTGTCCACTTCCTTGAGCAGACGGCCACGCACGAAAAGGCCGCGCTCATCCTCTTGGATTTCGTCCCAGACGCCAATCGGCTGCGCCATGTCATGCTGCCAGAGCATCTTGACCCTGCGCTTGCCCAGCGACTTCATAAAAGCGCCGCGCGCAACAACATCCATGCCCTGATCGACAATTCCGAATACGGAGGCGTAACCCTCAAAGGTTCCGTCCTGATCCGGCTCGCGCTTTAGCTCCAAGGCGACAGACTGATGCTTCATGACTTTGGGCCTTTCGCGCCAAATCGAATTACAGACCGCATAACGCTGCTCTGCATCCGGGAAGTCTGCAACGGCTTCATCGTCGCCCATGCAGCGTTCGAGAAAATCGGATCGGGTTTCATCGCTATTCGGCTTTGGCATGACGTAACCTTATCATCCGTGGGTTAAATCTACAATAAAGCTTGCAGATCAACGGGGAACGCCAAGGTGCAGCGGCAATTAATGACGTTCCCTGCATCCCCGGATGGGTCGCCCGGATACATCAGAGCGTCGTTTTGCCCCTTGCTCGACATAAATGGAAAACTTTCATCCATGCCGACCGTGGTGCCGTCATAGGCGAGGTGATCCCATTCGTCTCCAGCCTCTATGCTGCGCGTGCGCAGGTCTTGCGCCGAGAGCCATTCTTTCTTCACCGAGACGCCTGCGCGCTTGGCGGCTTGCCATGATCCATAATTGGCTGCGCCGTGGATTTCGGTTCTCGCGATGGTTTTGGCTCTATTTTCAGATACTTGACCAGCAATCTCCATGATGAGATCAGCGATTTCGTTGATGCTTAGGCCGTCTACAAATCCCTTGGCGATGGCGCGAATAATGTTCATGCGCGTTGTGAGGACGACGCCGCCGATGCGCTCGCGGATAACTTCGCGCGCGAGATACTTCATGGCTTCCATGAGCATCGTCTGGGCGAAATCTTCCTTTCGCTCGACGGGAACGCCCAGACCCTTCGCCTGTTGCCAGACGCGCACTCCAAACGATGTTACCGCCGAGACGATCATCTGGCGGTAGGCGTCCTCGATCTGCGCTTGAAAACCGCGCGGCGTAATGATTTCGCCGGTCAGTTTCCAGTTATCGACCATGCTGGCCGTGGCATTGTAGATTTCTGTTGATAACTTTGCGACGAACGGGCTTTCAAGGCGCTGTACGAGCGCGAATTGCCTTCGCCACTCTCTGGCGCGATCCTGATCCAGCAAATAACGCGGCATCATTCACCGTCGATCTGCTTGGCGATGCGGTTCGCCCATGCCCTGCCGGGATCGCCGCCCCAGAGCGCCCAAGCGATGCGACCAGCAGACGGATAGCCTTCTTCGTCCGGAGACCAGCCCTGTCCCTGCTTGTCTACCTCGTGACGGGCGAAATAGGAGACCATCCGTTTGACCGTATCGGCTGAGAGGTTGGCGCGATTGGAGATGTCGCGGGCGCGAGCCACGCCGACTTCGGTTCCGCCGCGATTGAACTCACGCCGCCAAGCAAGGCCGCGCTCGGCCTCTGCCGCCATCTCTGATGTCGGCTTGTAGCCTTCGGCCTTCTGCTCGATGCCGTAGGCCAGCGCAACTAAATCCTTCGCCGTCAACTCAGCATCGGACGGAGCGCCAAGCGGGATTTGAGAGGCATTGACGAGGATAACATCGCCGCCCGCGATAGGCTCATAGCCCTTCATGGCGCGGCGTTCATTGATGGTCAGATCGGTCGAAGCGTCGGCCATCTGCCACATCTGCATCCGCTTCTCAGCGATTGCCGGAATGCTATCGACATCAGCCTTGATGGTCACGCCATAAGGCGCAGCCAGCCAGTTGTTCCAATCGTTCAGGATCGTGTGCAGCAACGGAAGGACGGTATCCTCCCAGAACGCAAGGCGCGCTTCCTTGTAATTGGAATAGGTGTTGTCGCCGGGGATATTCAGCAGCAGCGGAGGCACGCCAAAGGCGAGCGCCACATCGCGAGCGGCGCTGAACTTGGCTTCAATGATGCCCATGTCGGAAGGCGACAGGCCCATCTGCCGCCAATCAAGACCGCCTTCCAGCAGCATCGGACGGCCAGCGTTGCGACTGCCTGAATACTGCTCCTCGATCTGCGTCTTGAGTCGATTGAAGTTGTCGTCGGAAAGCGATCCGCCGTCCTTTATGACGAGCGCGCCAGACGGACGGGCGCTGTTCTGCAAGAGCGCCTGAAGCCACGCCATGCTCTCGTTAAGCTGGTCGATTGCATAAGCGCCAGCCTCGACAGGGCTTAGGCCGTACCAATCGTCGGTAGGGTTGAACATCTTGAGATGGCGCACATCGCTATCGAGCGTGCGCGGATCGACTTCCCAACGCACTTTGCGCCCGCCGACGCTGTACTCGTAAGCCGCAGGCACGCCATTGTTGGCCGGAATGATCTTCATGCGATCCGGGCGAAGCTGATACAGCTCACGCACTTCCTGTCCGACCTTGACGCGCTCCTCGTATCCGTTCCCGGCGATCAGCAGGTAGCCAATCTTTGCGGTCATATAATCCGCGCCAGCCTGCAACGGATTAGGACGGTCGATCAGCTTGAGCAGCGGATGGTCGATTAGTTCCTGCTCGCCGCGAAAGACCATCAGCTTTACGGATGAGATGGCATCAGCGATCTTATTAATCGACTGATAAGCAACGACATTCTTGCCGTATGCCTCGCGGGCGAATTGCTCGTAATTTCGCGGCGACCATATCGGCTGGCCGGGGTTTGT